ATTGTACTAAAATTATAATTTTCTCACCTGCAAAGAAAGGCACTCCCGAATCAACGGTCAGCGTACCACTACCCACAGTCCACACTACACCCGTTCCGGGCGATCCGCTATACGCAATCGTTTCAAATGAAGTACCACCCCGTGAGCCGTATATCATTGTTTTACCTGCCCCACCCGGTATAGCTATGGAAGTTTCCCCACCACCTGCCGTATATTGCAGCACCTGTGTTGTTGTACCTTGTATAACGATGCCCGTTGGCGTTACGGTGGTTCCTGCTAAACTATACACACCTGTACCCTGATAAGATACTTGATACGTTGCGATGTCCTTATTTGCCCCTGTAATGGTGAATGATTGCAGCCATGCTAAACCCGATACTATCACTAACCCACCTGCCGTACCATTATCAATAACGAACTTCAATGATACCAACTCCCGATTCAGTTGGCTATTCAGCATAAACAAGTAAGAGTAATCATCCAACACTACAAGTCCATCCGCTTGTATTGACCAAGAAGCCACATCGGGCCGGGATTCTCTGAACCAGGCACTACTGATATTGGTAGTTTCCATCGCATCCACCTCCACCGAAAAGGTGCAAGTCCTTGCACACGCAATGATATTGTCTGTCATTGCTATCGAATTGTACCTGTAAAGGTTGAGTTTTTGTCCGGTTACTGGTGTCATGAGCAGTCAATTCCAACGGTTAAATTAGATCCACTAATAGTATTTGGAGTTCCAAATCTTGCACAAATATACCCACTTGGCAGCAAAACTACAGGCCCCACATATTCACCTGCGCAGTTCTGATACGTCCCAGTCCAACTACCACCTGAACTATTGGTATATCTTTTACAAGTAGGTGGATTGAAAGCAGGGTCAGCAGGGTCAACCAATGTGTATGAAAGAACGGCATTTCTTACCTGCAAAGCAGTTGCATCAACCGTATTGCTGACAAAGTTAAACTGCGATGCCCCAAAAATGTATCTGTTTGCATTGACCGATAATGAAGAAGATGGGTCTTGTATAGCCATCGTATTAATCAACCCTATAAAGTCGGTACCATTAAATAAATTGTACTGACTATACTCTAAATTTATTTGTGGTTGTGATATGCAGTTAAAGTACTGACTGAATAATAAGTTAACAAGATTAGCATAAAGTGTAGAAGATGCACCATACCTATAAACATCTGTTAAAACCGTATAACTTATATCGGTATAAATTGATTGACTTTGCCCTGCTGCATTAAATGGGTCTGGCGCACCTATAAGAACATTAACTGATTTTTTGTAAGGTGTGGGTGCAGTTTCATTAAATATCACCCTTTGCCCTACCGGAAATGTAGATTTCCTAAATACAGATGCAAGGTACAAAGCAACTACTGCGGTACTTGTAACCTCAAATTCAATTTCTAATGTACCGGAAACAGGTGCTGCCTTTGTTTTAATATTTAATGTTCCAATCCTATCTGAATTTTGCGGTTCACCATAAAACCCTGTTGTATTATACTCCCAATACGGCTCATCATTATTCTTTCGGTAAGTCCAAAAATTACCACCTCCTACATTGATGTATATTTTTATTCGCAAAAGGTCATTAAGTGTGGTATATGATGCACCATAAATTAATGTCAAGTCAATTTCTTCATTTTGCAATACTTTTCCACAACTATCAGCTACAAGCGTAGATGATGCACTTGTGCCTGATACTATTCTTTGACAAGTATATCCATCAACAACAATTCGGTCATATTGCCCACCAACACCAAGAAACTCTGTCCAGTTATACGGCTTGCCTGATGCGGTCAATCTTGACAAATCGCCATTATCAATAGTGTTTTCGGGAAACTTTATATCCCCTGTCATTTCTATTTGTGAATATCCCTTTTTTAATATCTTGACCTGCCCGTTCTGAATAAAGTAAAAAGGGGTTACGGTATCGTTAATATATGGCTTTATATCATACTTTATATTCTTTGTGCTTATTGTATCTGTTACAAGTTTCCAATCCGTTGTGAATACACGAATGGAATCAGATGCTTTTTCATTTACTGAAGTAAACCACCATTGACCATTTGATTGATATAATTGCGCACCGAATGATTCACATATCTTTTCCAATACTTCATAGCAACTAATATAAGTTGTTTGATTTTTACCTGAAATTGCAGGTGCTAAATATACTTGCCTTATTGTGCTTGTACTTTCACTCATTGCAACTGCCTGATAATAATTTACTGCTGAATTGAAGGTATATCCATCGGGAAGATAGATATTCATTAAGCAGTTGTTAATTATTTTCATCACAGATTCCAACTTGTTCAAATCTCCTGTTGATGGCAAATAAGGTATGCTTTTAAGCATTGCAAGCCCATCAATACAATTTATGGTAGTGTAATTTCTTCCTGTTGTGAATGGCAATGTCAATGTGTCGAAAAGTACAAATCCCTGCCATATAAAATAAGTAGTACCCTGCGCATAGAACTTCACATGATACTTTCTGTCGTCTGTTGTTGTAAAGTCAGGTAATGGGCCTGTAAAGTCGGTAAAATCTGCCTGTATAGTGAATGTTGTAGGTAGTATTGGTTGATATTGGTCATCGCCTGAAGCATTGCAATTCATTACAAATGGCTCTGCACCTGTACCTATTTGATAAGATGATCCGCTATATCCTTTCTCCCATATTTCAGCCGTAAAAGTATAACCCGATTTTCCAATGGCTTGTAAAGTATATTTCTTCCCGTATGCAGGTGGAACTAATAATGGCGCAGTTTGATATGGTGCTGATATCTTTCCGGCTGCTACTCCTGGTGTTATTGCGCTGCTTGCTGCCGTTTTTACTCCTGATACATAGTAATAAATATCAACTGCAAATGCAGTATCGTAATTATACCCTGTAACGTATTGGAACATGGTATAGGTAGCATCTTGTTGGTATGGCTGCGAACCATCATAGGCAAAAGTTATTATTTGCCCCTGACAATCTTTGAATGAGAAATAAACAAAGCCGTTATCAGCAGCAGTTATGTCGCTTGTTGTTACGCTTATTATCAGTTTATTACAAGCCATGTTAAGTTGTTAATGCTCTAAATGTATTCGTTCTACTTTGTGAAAGCCATATATCGTTACCTCTCACTACACCCTCCACCACTACCCTACTATTTCCTCCCCCCATCTGCGATGCGGATGCGATTATTGACCGCATTTGGTCGGGCCGTACGATGTGTTCTGTTCCGTGTAGCATTACCGGATAGCCAGAACGAGGGCCGGATACTGTACCGCCTTCTGAGAAGCCGAGAAGTTTGCCGAGAAGTGAAAGGAACCCACCGCCTTTCTTACCACCACCACCACCGGCAAAACCCATAGCACCGGCAACCGCTTGCCCTGCTTTTGCACCTGTACTCAACGGTGCCGTTAATACAGACATAATACCTTGAAAGATTGCCGCCTTCGCTGATGCCATTGCAATGTCAACCGCTAATCGCTTGAACATATCACCCAATGCAGTACCAATGCTTTGACCATTAATCATAGCATTGAACATATTGGTAATGGATTGCGTCAGGTAGTTTGCCGTGTCTGCTGCGAATGCTTCATCCTTCTTCAACTTTACCATATTTAAAGCCATTGCTTGTTCTGCAAGAACCTTGTTTAATGTATTGTTGGAGTTAATTGTAAGTTGAAGATTGGTTAGGTCTTTTTGTTGGGGAAGGTTGATGCCTCCGGTAGATACCGTTGCAGTATCTTTCCCGGCCATATTTGCTCTTAACTTAGTTATAGCCGATTGCTCTACCAATAACCTGTTATAGTATTCAAGTTCTTTTTGTGCTTTTACATAAGCATTTTTTTCTGCTTCGGTAACTTCTACTGCTTTTGTTTTTTTTGTAGTATTTGTATCTACATTATCTGCATTATCCTCATATGTTTGAGATAATGAGTTCATTTCTGTAGTTAATACTTTGATTGCAGCAGTTTTGTCTTTTGTTCGTGCAATAAAACCTGCTTCAGCTAAATTTAATTTTTCTTGAACAGTTAAAATTTGCCCTACTGCACCCATAGATGTTTGAGTTACAGTAGTACCTTCTTTTTGAATATCTAACTTTCTTTTTTCTAACTTCTCTCTTTCTTTAGCAATCTCTTGCTCTAATGTTAATACTTGCTTTTGCTTTTCAACAATAAAATCCTGTGCTGCTCTTGCTTTTGCAGCTTTTTCAATAGCTACTGATAATTTTAAATAAGCATCTCCAACATTGCCTGCAAGTAATTGCTCATCAGTAAGATTTGAAAGATATGAACCATATGATTCTCTTGCCTTTTCTATTGCATTATTCCTCACATTCATAGACAAGTTCGTGTTAGACATTGTCTTGAATAGCAGGTCAAGTTCTGTTTTTTCCTTTGCTAAAGTAGCAATATAGTCATCGTTTACTTTCTTTGACCCTTCCATTGCTTCTTTGCTATCAATCAACCCCCTTGTCCAGTTCCCGAATCCTAATGAAGCAAACTGCAATCCAGCAACAAGTGCTGAAATGGCTAACCCAGCTGCACCAGCAGCAGGGAGGATATTGGTTAAGTTGTTGGCAATCGCATTAAATCCATAAGGCATATCCTGAATAACACGAGAAAGGCCGGTGAAGTCCTTACCCATCTTTTGAGTTGCTCCCCCTGCCCCCTTCGATGCTTTCTCTACCCCATCAAGTGAAAGGATAGTTTCCTTAATCGCTGCAATGGCTTTCTTATTATCAGCCGTGAGGACTATTTTGAGTGATTCTTCTGCCATTGCTTTATTTTAATGCTTCGTGTAATTTCTTCATATTCTCTATAAACTGCTCCT